TGTATTCTTGGGTCAGACTTAATTTGATTCCATGCAATTTCTTTAGCTCTATCAAACATTCTTTTAATTCGTATGTTATGTGCATACTTTTTAGGGTCTACATGACGCAAACCATTGTCGCGATCATATTCCATTTCTTTGATAGATTCTATAATTCCGGGATTTGCAGCTAGTTTATCTAATTTTAAAAGTAAATTTTGGTCACCTATAGCTTTTTGAAATAATGACCTAATTCTTGGACTTTGACTTAAATTAGTCCCATCAGGAGCATAGTAAGTAGATGTTCTTAAATCAAATCCACTATCAAATAATAGTTTTCTTCCGGGAGAATAATCCATATTTAACTGGACAGGAGAAAACGCATTAAACATTCTTGTTATAAAATCCCAATCTTTAATAGGTTGACCAGTTAACATATCATATTTAATTGCTAATGGGTCAGAAGCAAATGGTTCAGTAATTAAGTTTCTATTTCTTATAGAACTCAAAATATCAGAACCTAACTCTCTTGTATATGGAGTAAGTACTTTTCCTAGTTCGTTTCTAAAACTACTTAGAGGTAAAGTATTGTTTGCTAGTTGAGCAACCATTCTGTTAATTTGTCCGGGTCTACCTGAAAACAATTCAACAAACTGTTGTATTCCAGCTAAATAAGATTTACTTGTTATACCTTGAGCTATAACTAAAGATAATTTTTGAAAATGATCTGTAGCCCACTCTTCACCCATTAATTCTTGATGATCTCCAATATCTCCAATAATTGCAAGTATTTGGTTAAATGGTTCAAATGAGTCATAACTAACCCATGTGTCTCCTATTTGAATACTTCTAGGTTTCCATCCAGCATCTATCCATGTCTGTCTTTTTTGTCTATCAGCAGGACCATTACCATGTAATCCACCACTTAAAAACTTTTGACCAGCCATAAATATTACAGCAGATCCCATAGCTAGTCTTCCAGCCTGAATAGCTCTAGCGTTAGCTAAATCTTGAGCATTTTCAATACCATACTTAGCTACCTTTGAAAAATCTCCGGGTTTAGCAAATGCAATATCATTCCACTCTTCAACTAAAAAGTTAAATCCGGGAGTATGTTTTGCTGTTAGATTTAATCCGTTAACACCTGTTCTAGCAAATAAGAAAAAAGGTCTAGCCCAAGGATTGTTTTCAAATACTGTATTTAATCCTTTTGCAAAACCGTTTAAGTCTTGAGTTAAAGTAGCTTCTCTTTTTGCTCCTTTAATATAGTCGTCTCTTAAGCCACCTTCTGCATCAAATATCTGATCTACAAAATTACTTTCAGCTTTAGCAACCATGTCAGGAGTTATTTCACCAAACTCTCCACCAGCTTCTGCTAAAACTTGTCTATATGCTTTAGCTCTTAATCTTCCTCTTCCTAAAATATAACCAAAGGCATCGTCAGTAGCTGCCATGATTTTAGTGGAATAGGTAAGAAACTTATTATCGTTAGCAGCTCTAGCCATATTAGCCATATAAAAAATACCTTTATCTGCTGCTGTACCTTCTTTCTCAATCATGTACTTCATAGCTTCCCAGTTACTATCACCGGTTGTTACTTCAGCAAACCTAGTTTTAATATCAGCTATATCGCCTGACCAATAACTATCTAACTTACTTTTAAATAATTTAAAGGATTCTGGTATAGATTGAATCATTCCGTTTATATCAGCTAACGCTTCTCTATAAACTTTACCATTACCAGTTAATGCAGCTCCAGCCATTTGTGCCATAGGTCTTAAAAACACTGCACTAGATGTACCCATAATTGCTCGAACTGGAGTTTTAGGTCCAGATAAAACACTATTGGTCATTACCATACCAAGCTGTCTAACTAATTCACCTGTTTTCTTAGTTCCATTTAACTCACCACCACGCATCTTTGTACGTAGAAATGTCATTAATGATTCTATATCAGATGGATGGTTAGCTTGAGAAATCATTTCTCTAATACCATTAAGAAGACTATCGTCACCTGTTTGACCAGCTAACTGAACAGCTAGTTGTAATGATTTAATATGTTCTTTAACTTGCTTATCTACATCAGCAAACATTTGTTTTCTAAATGATGGACTAGATAAATCAAATTCTTTAAGAGTTTGACCAGCAGCATATCTTGCCATTTTTGTTGCACGTACAACACCAATAAGTTGCTCTACCATTGTTTGTATAGGACCGTCAACATCTTTTAAATTAAAGATATCTTCGATCTCTCTACTCATAATTCCTGTATCTCTTAACTTTCTAAGTAAGTCTCCAGCAACAAGGTCTAATGCGTTGGCAGTAGCTGGTGTAACGTTTGAATAAATAACTTGTTTACCTATTCTCTTTTCAATAACTCCTCTTGCTCTAGCTGGTGCTAAAAACTCTTCTACTGACATATTAGAAGTATTACGACCTTCAACCATCTCTTTATAAAAAGCAATGTTTTCAGCGTAGTATTGATCTGGAGTTAAACCTCGTGACCTAGCTTTTGAGATATCTTGTTTAATTAACTCGTTAGATTTAAAAGCTTTTTCAATCTTTGTTATTTCCTTCCAAGCCATCTTAGAAGATAAAGCCATATTTTTTCTACCATTGACACTTACTACAGTACCAATAGAACCATTTTCAGCTCCACCTACATTTTTTATCATCTTACGAGATTCATTTACATTAAATAAATCTTCAGTAGCGTTTGCATTTCCTTGATGTGGGTCTGCTAAGTCAGGATTTTTATGTGCTCCAAATCTTTTTTTGCCTGCTTCTATTCTGGTAACGATTTCATCACGTTCAGCAATAAGGTCTTTGTCTGCATTTTTAGGTGTCCACTTATTTTGTTTTAATCTAGTAGCTTTAACTGCTTTGTTTGCTTCTTTAATTGTATCAGTTAATTGAGAAATTTCTTTTTTAGTTTTTACATCATCAGGATCTAAGTCAACTAATAGTGCTTTCTTTTGATTTTTTAGTACAGTTCTTTGAGCTTGAATAGTTTTTAATTCTTCATCAAATGGGTTTCCACCTAATTCTTGATTAATTTGTTTTAATCTTGCTCTGTCTTCTCTACTTCCATTAGCTTGAATGTCACCTGTTTTTCTTCTTTGTATTTCTCTGCTTTTAGCATTTTCTACTCTAATATCATCAGGTGTTGCAGCTTTAGGTGTAGGACCACTGCCTTTAAATTTAGCACCTACAGCACCTTTTGTTTTTCTAAAACCTACTCCTAAAGAATGTAAAACAGTGTCAGATAAAACACCTAATCCCATACCTTCTACAACATTTTTAAATGTTTTCATCATTGGATGGTCATGTTCTTTAGTAGCAAGTGGAATATTTAATCCAGTAAAATGACTTTCTAAAACTCCAAGAGCGTTAGTGTCTTGTGAATACACAGACATTGCGTCAACTTTAATACCTTTAGCAGCACCTGTAAGAAGCTTGCCTCTTAAACCTCCTCTGGCTATTTGTGTTGCTAATGGTTTTTTGATTACAGCAGGAACTACTGATTTACCTAGTTTTCCTGCTTTAGCTAGTACACCTATCTTTCCGACAGGTACAGCAGCCATGGTTCCAAAGTGTGTTAGTCCTCTTAGAGCACCACCCCACCATGTTTTAGTTTCTATAGGGTTTTCATCATTTACAAACCAATCATCCCATTCTGCCTTATATCCTCCTTCTTTAGCTTCTCTACCCATTTCGCCTGTAGCAAAATCAATAATTCTTTCAGGTAAAGTTATTAAAGAAGAAGCGGTATCTTGTATTCCTCCACCAAGAGCTGCAAAGATTTCTTTAGTGTATTCACCTACACCCCAGTTTTCTTTGTTTCTGGTGTCCTCCATTTCTTTCTTTCTTTGCAGCGTCTCATTTTCATTGATTTGTTGCTGCTGAAGCCTGTTAGCTTCTACTTGTTGCCGTTGCTCTAGATGTTGTTTTGCTTGTTCAGCTAACTTTGCATTTTCTTCATTAGAGATAATACCTTCATCAGGACTAGCAGCCTCAAGCGTAAATTCTAATTCATCCATTTGTTACCGTAGTAATTAATAATAAAAACAATAATTCAAATAAGACCGTAGTTACTTATTAATCAATGTCTTCGTTTTCTTCGTAAGGGTGTACTTCTTCTTCTTTTGGTTCGTTTTCTATAGTTTCAACATTTATGCCAAATCTTTTCGCACCATTTTTAGTAGGATTATTATTTATGAATAATGAAATCATAGATTTAGGAATCTTAAACTTATTTAATTCTTCCTTTTCATCCCACTGACCTTCATAACCTAAAATTGCAGCCTGTTTCCAAGCTAAGTCTCTAGGTAATATATTTGTTCCTTTAACAATAGCACGATAGTAATAAGGTACTTGACCTTTACCACCATTTGCAGCCCATCGTTTAAGTTCCTCTTTTTGAGCTAATGGTGCTTCTAACAGTTTTGTTACATATCCTGCATTTTCAGGATCTAAGTTTGTTTTTGCATTAACAAGCTTTCTTTCGTACTCGGCTGTGCTAGTAGATGGTTTATAAGTAGCAGCATTATCTACCCAACTAGGAGAACCATGTGCTGTAACCACTGCGTCAAACGCTTGTGCATGCGCTGTTGCAGGAGGTAAACCAGCTACCACTGCATCATTATAAGCTTTTATATAAATATCTTCAGTTGCATCTAAAAGAGAATAGTATTGAAGAGGTTTAGCATCAAGGCTACCTGTAGATTTTGCTGCTATTGCAACTTGATCTGTTACTTTTTTTCTTAGATCTGTTGATATTTGACTAAGGTTACTTAAAGTTTGACCATCTTCAGGTTTTACTAAGTTTGCATCTCTAAACTCTTTTCTAATTGCAGGACTTGCATGCTTTAAATCTATTTCAGTAACTCCACCTTTAGCTTCTGCAATTAGCATAAGTTCCTGCCTCATAACGTCGTCGTCTTTATAACCATAAAGGAATGAAAGCTCATCGTCATTTAAAGGTGTGTCAGGAAATTCTGCTCTACGTTTGTTTAAATAGTCTTTTTTCTGTTGAAGAGTCATTACAGTATTAGTGCTATCTAACTGCTCACGTATAGCAGCAGCGTTAGATTCAACTACAAATTTATCATTGTCTTTTTTCTGACTTAGATAGGTAGTGTTGGCTTCTATAAGTTCATCTTCTAATCCTTCAAACTCTTTAAATTTTGTTAGAGTTACGTCTTTCTTATCTCCATCGTGGTAAAAAACTCCTGTAAGTAAATTTTGACCTACATATAATGGGATCTTACCTTTTTCAACTAAAGTAACTACTTGGTCTTTAAATGCTAATCGTGCATTACTAGAACCACCATAGGTACCTTCGTTTTTCTTAACCCAAAAATTAACATACTCTACAGCTTTGTCTGGTGTTACATTTATAATATTATTTTCAATAGCATTTAATTCTCTGTTTTTTATGTTTTCTTTTGCTCGTGTATTATTAGCTTGTCTTGCTTCTTCTAGTTCCTTCTCATCAACTTTTTTTACTTCAGGAGCAACAGTGGCAGCTAATAGTTTTTCATTAACACCTATAAACTGTTCAGAAAATTCATGTCTTATTTTTGAATCTAAACTGTTACGTTGGGCTTCGTTGGCGTTTTCATATGTTACTACCGTACCATCTTTAAGTGTTATTTGTGCATTTGCTCTTTTTTCATTTTTAAACGCAGTATAATTACCGGCTGCTCTAGTAAGACTAGCTTTTACATAAGCATATTGTTCCCATCCAGATAAGTTTCTAAATTGTTCTGCTAATTCAACACTACCAGTTTCTTCTTCAATCCTATCGGCTATCTCACTAATTTTTAAATGTGAATCTTTTAGTCCATCTTCTTGTGCTACTAAAGCTGCGATGTCTTCTGCTGAAGCTGGTATCTTAATTGCTAATGCAGCACCAGCCTGTAGCTTGTCTTTCTTATCTTTCTCGGCTTTGGTCTTTATAAAGTCCGCCATCTTAGAAGATAAGTTACTTAATGACTCCCAATTTTTTCTAGTGTTTTCTACAAGAGCATCATCTCTTGCATTCATCTCTTCAAGAAATTGCTCTTCAGAAGCTAAAATTCTTGCATTACTTTTTTCCTGTTCTGGTACTACATCTATTTGTTCAGTAGTATCGTATTTACCCGGGGTAAATGAGTATCCGCTTTGTGTCATAATTCTCCTAACTTATACTCGAGTCATTATCACCCATACCACTGAATGAATCGAATGCAGCTCCTGCAAGTCCTGTGAATAACTTGAAGCCAACATTTTCTTTGACTGGTTGTACAGGTTCCATCTCTGGTACAAGTTGAATAGCAACTTTACTAAACTCATTATTTTTATCTGATATTAATTGTCTTCTTATTCGTTCATTACCTAAATTAAAGGCATATTGTGATTCCGTTAAAGCTCGAGAACGTTGGCGATTTGCTTCACCAAACTTAGCTAAGTTTAGATTTAACATTCTTGTTACACTCTTACCTCTAACACCACGTTCTGCTGCTGACGCTTCGAGCATACCTTCTGCTTCAAGCATGTTTCTAAAATCTTCTGAATGATCTAGCATTGCTTTGACTCTAACATTATTTAAGTTAATTTGAGATTCAGTGTATGCTCTTTGTGCAGCAAGGTTTGCTTCACTAATATTTTTATCGAATTGGACTACCTTTGTTTTATACAAAGATGTATCCATCATCCACTTTCTCTCTCTTATTTTTAATTTGTGCTCATATTGTCTTTGAGCTGCTTTGTTTCTTTGACTGGCTGCTTGTGCTTCACCTACAGCACCGAGAGCACCAGAGGCAAAGCTACCTACTACTGGATCGCACATAGCAAAATTCTATAAAGGATAAATTGTTTGGTCCGTAATTAAATCTTCTAAGAAATTTAAAACCTAAGAACCTAAGTAACTTAACATGGACTTTGTTTCTTTCGTCTACAAAATTCCACAGTAACTTTTCTTTTCTTGATTGCACAAATCTCTTTGCTTCTCTTGCAAAGGTGTGTGGATAGTCATAGATAGCTGGTGTGCAAAGCATCCAGATCTGTCCATTACTATGGACGCCTGCCATGCCTGCCAACTCTCCGTTGGGTACCTCGAAGTAAACGGAATCGCAGTTATGAAATCCTACGATTAAAGCGTTTAAAGGGTCATGTCCATGACCTTCTGTGACTTCTCTATAGTCATCGGGTAATAAATTAGAAGCCACTCGAAGAGCAGCTTCCAATGTTGCTGGGTGAATGTATTTAGACACGAGTATAAAAATTATTATTGTAAACTCCTTCCCATGTCATGTATAAGATATTGGCTGGAGTTGGGTGTGTAGATTTAACTTTTAAGGTTACGTTTGTATTTCTATCGTAAATAGGTACAGAGTATAATTTATTGTTATTTAATACTGATGCAGTGTTGGCTGCATATTGGTTAGCTGGTGTTATTTCAAACACCTCAGTATAATCACTTCTACCAGTTCTAGTAAGAGTAGTTTCATATAAACCTATAGGACCGAAAGCAAAACTTGCTCTATGCAATATTGTATTTGCTCTACTGTCTGCTCTAAATGATTCACCTACTTGTCTGGTTACATAGATAGTGGGTATTTGAACTTCCATTGTAAATTGATAACCAATTAAAAATGTTTCTCCTGACCAATTACCATCAATTTCTAGATTACTTCCGTTTACAGTTATCTCACCAAATCTACCTTGGTTAAGACCGGCGTCTACGTCATAAGCTACTAATTGATTAGAACTTTCTAAACCAGTTGGTTTTGCTTTTGTAGATTTACCTGTATTAGCATTATATGTCCATCCACTTGTAGTCATTAAATGATCTAAATGTACTCTATTATCTGCTAATGCAAATGAATTAGCGTCCAGTTTTAGTGCATATTTAAGTAGTTGATCTTTATTATTATTACGTACAACTACAAATAAAAAATCATCCTGCATGCAATGGTATTGAATAGTACCTGTAAGAGTCCATTTAAACCATGCTGCTAGTTTTCTTTCTCTAATATTGTCAAAGTATCTGTAACCATAAAGAGTTGATGTACCTTCTTCACTAAAAAAGATAACTGAGTTTTCTCTAGAGTTAGATATTAGTTTTAAATCTTTTTCAAATAATGTAGAAACTACTGCGCTTTGTTCTATTATTTCTGGTTCACCCTCTCTCTGTACTTGTGCCATTTCAAAAAATCTCGAGAACTTACCAGCGTTATCTAAGAAACCTATAGTAGTACCCAAAGAAATAGGATTTGTAGCAAAGTTAAAATTATAAGTAGAAAGAGAATTTATTTTAGCTGTTAATGGACTGAATACATCACTATCTGTAGTGAGCATGAATTGTTGGTTTTTAGTAAATAAAACTAAACCAGTATTAGTTTGAATACCATCAAATAATATTGCTGGATATTCTGAACTTGCTGCTATATCTATCGGGTCACTAGCTACAAACTGTATAGCTGACTTAGCAAAAAAGTTTGTAAAGTCTCCCGGACGAGACATTACGATATTTTCATCAGCAAGTATAGAAAACCTATTTCTAAAGAACAACATTTTGTTGATCTGTTTACCTACAAATGATGGTTCAGGGTTTGTGACCTCATCACCTACAATCGCATCATCCCATTGTGGTACAGCAAATGCTTGACCAACGGTACAAGCTACTGATGTATGTGTACCTTCATTAGATGCAGACTCATAAGTAAAAGTATTAGCGTTAACAACAGTTATTTCAAATTGTCCATTTGTTAAAGAAGAACTTTCTACATTAACTAATGATTCATTAGCAAACCCATGATTAGTTTTAGTAATCGTTACTGTATTGTTTGCAGTTGTAGAAGTAAAAGTAGCAGCACTTTGTAGTGATGCTAGTCCATATGTACTTCCATCTAATTCAGACAATCTAAAATTGCTGTCAGCAGTTCTAATAAGAACCACAGGCATAGTCGATCTATCAAATCTTATTTTTCTTCCGGGCTTAGCACATTCTTCCCATGTACCTTCACCATCTTTATCATTATTTCCAAAAAATTTAACAAAATGATTATCTTCTTCTGCTTCACTATTAACAACCTCTACAACCATGCCGTGCTTGCACTGAGAGGGTAAGTCACCCACGTCGTTAACTTTACCAGCAACAACATTTAACAGCTCCCCTACGGGCGTAGAGGCGTTGAATACGCTAGTTCTTTTGATATGTAGTCCAGTACCAATAGTTGTTATATCGGAGTTAGAAAAATTACCTCCAGCTATTAGTTCTGTTCTGATATCACCAAGTATGCTTTCAGCAGTAATAGTTGTTTCCGTATCAAATGGTGTAGGCTGTGGTCTAACTAAAGCAAGGTTTGCTTGAACAATAGATTCACTGGTTGCTTCAATAGTTACTTTATAATAACCATCTTTCATAAATACATAAAAGTAATCACCAGTTAACCAACCTTCTCCGCCATGTAATAAGTCGTATGTTGTTGTATATCTAGCCTGATATGTAGTTGTCTGATCGCTACCAGAACCCTCTGTATAAGGTACTGACTGACCTGTTGTGGCTATACGAAAATATAAATTATTTCGTCCAGTCTGACTACCTTGGTTATTAGCATTAAATATGTTAACTGTGTAACTATAGTTAGTGTCTGACTGATTACCATTAGCCATCGTTCCCCCGGTAGCTCCCGTATCGACAAGAGTAGTACCGGTACTGACGCTAAAAATACGTGTACCTACGTTAGGCGCATAAGCATCTCTACCATCACCAGCTTGTGTACCACATCTAGCATTAGGAGTATTACCTCTGGTAGCATGAGTTCTCATACGAAACCCTGTGTCACAGTAGTTATTACTAGAGTTAATTAGCTCTACATTTATACGTGTAGCTGTAGTAACTGTTGAAGTATTAGTATTATCAAAAACGTTAACTGAATACTGTTTTGCATAGCTGATACTTTTTAACTCAATAAAAATTTCTTTCTGAAAATTTCCAAGAGGCTCTGTAGTAGCATCCATTTCAACAGTTAGATTTCTGTTATTAATATAAGTAAAATCATTAAGAGTTAATGTTTGTATATCTTCGTCACCTGTATGAGTTAAATATGTGTTATTACCTATAGCATTAACAATAGTTTTTTCTGCTCCTGTTAAACAGTCCCACATTTTAATAACACCATTTTGTGCTATTTGACCAATGTACTGTTCATTTTCGTCTCGGTAATAATGAAACCATTTACCATTTGTAGTTGAATTATTTGTTCCGTCACTAAGAGATGCCACAAACTTTCCAGCCGGTCTTTTAACTAAGCCTTCAGTTACATCAGGTAGTGCATTTATTAGGTTTGTTACCTGACCGGGAACTTTATATTCATCAGGTTGTTGTGATATTCCCTGTGATAAATTCGGAATAGTTTGTGTAACATTTGCCATTATCTAATAAGTGCTTTGTAAGGTTGATAAGATCTATAATTACTTTCGTGTGGAAATCCAAAGAAGGTATGATCTCCCTGTTCACAATCGTATTCATGTGCAGTAGCTAGAGTTTTTGCTTCTTCTAATTGTAAAAGTTTAACTAAATCTGAATTAGAAACTATTTGTGTAGCTGCTCTTACTGATGCTCTAGCAATTATATAACGTTGAATAGCTGAAGGTATATCTTCAAAGTCACGTAAGTAGGTAATGTCAAAATAATGATCTCCTGAAAAAACGTCAGTATGGGTAACGGTGTTGTAAAGTTTTCCATTTTTTTTAACAACGTCTATAGTTCTGTCAGACAGACCTTCATGTACATCAAACCTAAGATAATCATTAGGTATTAAATAATGACCATTTGCATCAGGAGATATTTTAACATGATCTTCTTTATTAAAATGCCAGCCTTCATTCTGTACATCTTTAGTTACTTCCATTAATAGATTATGAACTAACGCTATTTCTGGATTACCTAAGTTAGTTAAATTTAAAGAAGTAATAGGTGACTGACCAATGCTACCCAAGATAGAATTTACTGCGGATAGTTCGGTATCGGTTGCTAGTTGAGTAGTCATAAATAAAAAAAAGGGGGACACGAAGTCCCCGTATAAAAATAAATTAGTTAGCGTTAGCTGGGTATGAGTTACCGAATACAGCGTTACCTGTAGATCCAGTAGCAGCACCAGCGATAAGCTCAACGCAAGCAGCAGGGTTTAAGAAATCTGCACCCATAGCTAGACGTCCAAGGATTACGTCACCTTGGTAAACAACTGAAACGTCGCCTGAAGTTACCTGAACCTGTGGTCCAATAGCTTCTACAACTCCAGCTCCTTCCTTCTGGAAGATAAGTCCGCAAGAGTTAGCGAAGTCTGTAGCATTACCGTAGTTTCCGTTAATACCAGTTACAGAAGCTCTACCGTCTTCTGCTGTTTCTCCAACAAATGAACCAACGTTTCCGGGAGATGTGATTCCGGGGTTAGTTGCAGATGCAGAACCGTACTTAGTACCATAAGATCCGAAGAATGGAATGTTCATTGACTTGTAGATCTTGATACCAGCAATCTCAACTACGCCTTGTCCAGACTGTAAAGCTGTTCCTTGTGCGTCACGGTTGATTAGACCAGATGTGATTACACCAGAACTTACAGTATTGATGAGACTGTAGTATTGACGAGGGTTTAGAACGGCTACTCTGCCGTCAGAGCTGACTCCTTTTTCGTCAAGTGCAGCAGCAGCATCATAGAAAGCATCTACTAGCTTAGCAGCGTCATACGCGTTGTTAGCTTGAGCTGTAGTACCTACTCTGATCTGTGTACCGCCGGGCTCGACAAAGCCAGACTTAGAGATTGGTGAAGCTTGTCTAGCACCTTTAGCGATAGCTCTAAAAATTAGTCTATCGTACTTTTGTGCAAGAGCATAACCGATCTTCT